CTTTCGACTACCAGAAAGGGCCAGCGCTAATTGGAGCGCCATGGGATAGGCTTTAAGGTAACCTTCCAGTATAGTCGTTGTCTTCATTTCTTTCACCAAGTGAAAGAAAGAAACTCTCCGATATAAAGTTTGTGTTTGACGATTTTTAAAGAAAACTTGCATTAAACAAAAATTTCAGAATCTCTTTTATTTTTAGGCTTTAACATAGTTGTTGGTGTTGAATGGTTGCCTATTTTCCAGCAGAGCGTTGATTCTGAGCTTTATGAGTGGCTTCTGCGTGAACTGAAAAGGCGTAAGGCTCGTAGTATTCAAGATGTGATTCGTCAAGTTTTGCGTGAAGCGAAAGCGGAGGCTGAAAAGCAGTATGGTTAATGTTAGGCAACTTTTAGCCCAGAAACTCTTTGGAACCCACTCTGCTCCTTCTCAAACGCAAGCTGAAATTCAGCGTGTTTACACGGGTTTAGGTGCCGAGTTTGGTCAACCCCTCACCTATGATAATATTACTTTTGCAATTAAACGTGAGCCTGTAGCCCACCGCATCGTTTTCGCTGTGGCGCATGACGTTTTTGACAACTGGTTTGAGGTTGAACCCCTCGAGGAAGTCGTTGACAAGGAAAAGTTTAATCAAACTGTTCAGAAAGTCTTGCTTCTGCTTAACGCTAAAGATGTTTTCACGCAGGCTGCTGTTTTTGAAAGGGCTTATGGCTGGAGCATAATCGTCTTGGGCTATCAGGATAAAGGCGTAACGTTAAAAGACGCCGTTTTGATGGCTGAGAAAATCGTTAGCCTCGAAGCCTATGCACCGACAATGATTACAAGTGTTCAAACAGACAAGAATAGGCAGAGTGCACGCTTTGGCTTGCCAGAAACCTACAAGATAAAAATTGCTGAGAATGAAGAGGTTGAGGTTCACTTTAGCCGTGTCATCCACTTTGTCACTCGCCTCTTAGACCATCCGTGGAAGGGCATAAGCGTTTTAGAGCCCGTCTGGGATGACTTGACGGTTCTGCGGAATATTCGCTGGGGTATGGGGCAAACCATGTACCGCTACGGCAGCGGCTTCCCAGTTGTCACAGTCAAAGGCGCCACGAAAGAGCAGATAGACCAGTATAAGCGTGAGTGGGGTCCGCTGACGGCTCAGACGAGCATGTGGGCAGACGAAAACACAACCATAGAGTTTAAAGGCTTGGCTGGCAGAGCCTTAGACCCAGAACCCTACTACACGCCCATAATGGAGAACATTAGCGCAGGCACAAGCATACCAATGGCGATTCTACGCGGAGCCCAAGCAGGACAACTCGCAGGAAGCGAAGTCAACGAACGAGAATACTTCAAGCAGATAAGCGACTGCCAAAGCAGATACGAACCATATATCATGGACCTAATCGACCGCCTAATAGAAACAAAACAAATCCCAGACACACATTACCGCATTAACTGGCTTGGCGGATTCGAAATAAACCCAAGAGATCAAGCAGCTGCAGAGCTCGATAAGACCCGCAGCCTACAGCTAAAAACAAACTGGATGACAATCAACGAGATAAGACAGCTTGAAGGCTTGGAGCGGCTTCCAGGCGCTGACGTGGTCTTAGGCTTAAGCAAACTACAAAACGGAACAATCCAGAACATAAGCTCAGCAACATCAAGGCGAAAGCTGGAGTTAGAACGCAAATTCCATAAGCCCGTAGATCAGCTTTTAGCAGAGAGAATTGCGGCTGGCAAAAGCGTAAACCAAATCTGCAAAGAGCTCGGCATAGGCAAACAAACCTTCTACAGCTGGACAGAGGAGTATGAGTTAAAGCGGTAATCGGCTAAAGCATTGCTGCGTGGTCAAGAGCTTCCTGTGCTAACCGTTTAACAGCCAAAAGTTCCATTTCGATTTTTGACATTTTAGATTCCATTTTAGAAAGGCGTTCTTCCAAAACTTTAATTCTTGACTCCAAATCAGTTGCCATACCATCTAACCAAATCATCATGTTAACATTAAGAATCCTATAAAATATTTTACATCACCACTTTTGAAATGGGCGGTCTGTTCGCTGAACCTAAAAGGCACGCTTATTCTTTCCATTTTAGGTGAATAAATGAACCCATTAAATGTGGGTTTAGGAGTTATTGCAGCCCTAATCTATGCTTTCCTCGGCTACTCGGCGCAGGACAAGCCCTTCAGTTGGAAGAAGTTTCTGCGAACAGTTGCCATAGGCGTATTCTCAGCTTTAGGCTTAGACTTGGCTGGCATAACCTTTGACGTTTACACCGCTTTAGTAGGACCTACGGCAATCATGGTTTGGCTGCAAAAACTCATCGACACAGCTAAACCCGCTTAGCCCTTTCAGGAGCCTATTGTCTATGCGGAAGTATGGTTTGAAAAGCGTTGAGGCTGATAGCCTACAAATCAAGGAAGATGATGAAACGCTTATTGTGCCTGCTGTAATTACCCGCGAAGGCGTTTACGATTATGACGGCATGCTGATTTATGAGCCTGCTGCTGAGGTTGAGAAAGCGGCTTTTACGGCTTTGAATGCTTGGGTTGTTGAAGAGCATCCACCAGAAATAATCCTTTCCAAGCCTCAATTGATTCGTGGAACCGTGCGCAATCCACGATTTGAAAAAGACAAGATTAAAGCGGAACTGATTTTCTTTAAAGATCGCTGCAGCCCAGAATACCTTAACGATATCAAAAGTGGCAGAGCCAGAAGCGTCAGCATAGGCTTCTTTTTTGATTGTATCCCACATTCTGGGGAGTTTAAGGGGCAACACTACGACTATGTTAAGAAAGACATTCTCATCGATCATGTGGCTGTTGGAAGCTGGCAAGGAAGATGCAGCTATCCATTGTGCGGAATAGGCGTGGACACGCTTAAAGGCGCAGACCCATACCCAAACGAGCACAGCTGCCGCCTACGAGATCCAGAAACACTAAAAATAGTGGGCAGCGGCGAAAGAAAACACAACGGCAAAACCTACCGCGTCATCTACGGCAAACCAAAAGACAAGCCAGACGCTGGCTCAGTTGAGCAAGCCTACCGCTACCCAGTTAAAACTTGGAGCGAAGCTGAAGCCCGCAAACACTGCCAAGACCACGGCGGAAGCTTTGAACCAGCAACACGAGAAGAAGGCGACATGGCAGAGAAGAGGCAAGAAGAGAGTGAAAGAGAAAAACTGCGTAAGGCTGCAGAAGAGCGAGAAACGAAGTACGGCATAAAATTTCGAGAAGACAAAGGGCATTTAACTCCGCCGAAAGATTATCCGCAGAACGAGGAAGACTACGCAGACCCTGTGAATTACGCTTATCCGCTTGTGCCAGAAGACCGATGCAGAAACGCTTTAGCCCGCTGGGGCGCCTTTAGACAAGAATATGAACAGTCAGAACGCAACATAATCTACGAACGCATAGTGAAACATGCGCTCCAATATGGTATAAGTGTGCAATATAACCCAGAATTGCCAGAAGCCAAAACCCTACCAGAAAACATCAAAAAACAGTTAGAAGGCTACCAAGCAGCAGACACTTTAATTGCTAAAGTGAACACCCTTGTCAAACAGTTAATAAGTGTAGTTTAATTTCGTCTTTTTTCATGGAATTTGCAATAGTTGGTTAGTGAACATTCATAACATGAAGGCCCATTCTTACTACAAATAGCTTTTTTAACATGTCCATCTCCGCCGCCACCATACATCCAAAAAACGGCATCAATAACCGCTAACTTTTCCCCAGTTTCACGCTTAATTTGTTCTGCTATCTCGATTAGTTTATTTATATTTTCTCTTGTTTGGTCTTCTGACTCTATAAAACCTAAACGGAAAAATACCCTCATTACATGAATGTCTGGTTTAATAATGTCCATACCTATGTCTTTTAGATAATCCAAAACCACAATATTACCTAAATATTTAAAATTGTTCGCCAACTTGTGCTCCAATATGACAAAGTTGTTCTTATTGTAATCCAAAAATTCACCAAAAGAACCAAACTGTTCCGACAACTCTTTCATTTTCTTCGCATTATAAATGCAAGCCTCGAGTTTTCGTTTATTTCTTATGATGTTTGGATTATTCATTAATCTTCTAAGGTCTTGTTCATCGTATTCGCCGACTTTTTTTATGTGAAAATATGCAAATGCTTCTCTTATAGAGGGCCACCTTTTTGTTACTGCGGTAGCTCTGAAACCTGCACCGAAAATATCTCTAATCATAATTTCGTAAAAATATGAGTCTGGCTTATTCTTGTCAAAGACTCTTTCTTTTCTCTCATTTATTTCTTTCAAGAACGTATCATTAATCGAGATCTCTTGCAGTTTTTTAAACATCAAATTAAAAATACTTTTTAAGTGTTTATCTTCATTTTCACGCATTAAAACCGCCACATTTAGTGTGTTTATTTTACGTTTATATTTTATGAGCGGTCTCTTTTATGAGCTTTTTATCCATTAAAATTACACTTTGCTGAAACAATGAACTACATAGGAATAGTCAATTGACTGAACTCCGCTGAACCCATATTGCATGATGTGAGTGACTATTTTGTGAATGAATATGAGTGAAGAAAAGCCAACAGAAACCGTTGAAACGTTAAAGGCGAGGATTGCGGAGCTTGAGGCTGAGAACGAGAAGCTCAAGACAACGATGACTGAAGCCACTAAAACTTTGACTGCTTATGTTGAAAAGGAAAGGGAAGCTGCAATCAAATCCATTTTAGAGAAGACTATTCTTTCAAAGGATGAACTTGAGAAGCTGGATCTTGCACAGCTTAGGCTCGTCCAGAAAGGCGTTGACAGTGTCAAAGGCACTGTGAAAAACGTTCGCAGTGCTGGAACCGCTGCAGGCGAAGGCGAAAATAGACTGACAGTTGGTTGCCTTTACCACAAGGAGAAGTGATGAGCCATGCCGTTTGTTAAACCTTCTAACAAGATTTTAGTTGGCGGAAACCCAATCGTTGAAGAGCTTATAACCGAAGGCACGAGCTGCAAACCCGGATTGTTCGTTAAGAAAGGCACAGCAGACCACCAAGTAACGCTTGCAGGAGACGGAGAACAAAAGCCTTTAGGCGTTTTGGATGCAGACCCAAGATATCCAATTGCAAATGCTTTTCCAGATAAGCATCCGGTTCGTGTTTTGAAGGCGCCTGCGGTTGTGGTAGCCACTTTGGCGAGCGGAAACAACGTTGTTAAAGGCGCATCGCTGGTTTGTGCTGCAAACGGAAAACTGAAGGCTGCAGCTTTAATATCCGTGAATGTTCCTTCGGGAGCAACAAATGTGACTTCAAACGCTGCTCAGCCAGACCTTCTTGAAATCGGAAGCATACCGCCCTATGGCCCGATCGTGGCTTATGCAGAGGAAAGCGTTGACGCTTCAGCTGCAGACAAATCCATCATGGTTAGGTTGGTGATTTAGAAATGGACCCGTTAACGCTTGTTGGAAGAGCACAGGCACCATTACGCGAAGAGGAATGGAAACAGCTTGACGAGGCTGTCGTCAGAGCTGCCCAGCCAGTCTTAGTTGGACGTCGTGTCTTGCCAGTCAAGCAGCTTGCAGGCGTAGGCGTCATGACCGTGGACTGGGACGAGCTATCAGAAATGAGCCAAGCGCACATCAGCATGTACGGCGAAACACCAGCAGAAGACACAATCATCTATACGCGGAAAAGCCTCAATGTGCCAATACTGCACAAAGATTTTCGCATACACTGGCGAGACTTAGAAGCTTCAAGGCGTTTTGGAACACCATTAGACACGGCAAACGCGGAATCAGCAGCCCTCGTTGTGGCTCAAAAAGAAGACCGCTTGATTCTTAACGGCGAAATTTCTGGCGAACCCATGCTGGGCATAGAGGGATTAACAACCGCTACGGGAAGGCAGACGCAAGCAAGCGGTGGAGCGTGGGCGACAAGCCCTAATGCACTTAACGATGTGCGTGCAGCAGCTAAGAAATTGCTTGACAAGTATTATCCGCCTCCTTACGATTTGATTGTGCAGCCAAGCGCCTTCATGGACGCTCACACGCTCATAGCGAACACTGGCATAAGCCAAATCGAGAAAATCAAAGAGCTGATTCAGGGTAGTATCTACATAAGCAGCCAGCTTAAGGCTTCTGACGGCGGAGCAGACAGCGCCATACTAATCAAAAGCGGAGCGGAAAACGCAGACCTATGCGTAGCCCAAGACCTAAAAACCTTCTATATGCAAACCGTCGATATGAACCACCACTTCAAAGTCTACGAGGCAGTAGTGCCCAGAATCAAGAGACCAGCTGCTATCTGCGAAATCACAAGCATAACGTAGCTAACCAAAGCCTTGACGCTTCATTTTCCATTTTTCTTTTTAAATTAAAGTTTCAGAATGGTTTATCATTAATAAATAAGCAAATTATTCATGGTAGGCATGTTCCTAACAGTCAAACAAAAGATTCTGGTTACACTTTTAGAGAAGGGGCCATTACAAAACAGTCAAATAGCCAAACAAGTGGGCATAACAGAACAGTGGTGTAGCGAGATAATCAACGCCTTACATGCAGAAGGCTTGATTGAAAGCCAATTCATAACACCGAGAAGAATAAACAAACTCACAAGCACAGGCGTGGAAGTAGCTAAACACCTAAAAGAAATATGCACAAACCTCATCGAAGCAGTTCATCTTTAAAACAAAATCACAGGGTTATTTTTAATATCTTGTGGCACTCAGAACAGAGAAAAAGGTGCTTTTCTTTTCCAAACACATTAGTTCTTTTTACCCTTTTTGTCTGTTTGTTATGAAATCTATGAATAATGCTGCCGCAGAAAACACATTTTACAAGGTTTAAGCTCCTGCGGAGAAACCATATCATCATTGTTTCATCCGGATTTTTAAGCTCAGCTGATAAAATTTCTTCTATCACTCCATTTTTGCCAATTTCCAATAATCCTACTCCCATCTGCCTTGCATAATTTACGTATTCCTCTTCATACGCGATTGGCATTGCTAAATAGCATCTGTGAGCAAATGTTGAGTATCCCAAAGCTTGCGTAATGTATCTTACTCGAACTTGTTCTCTATCTTTGACTTCTACGGCCACAATTTCGATTTCATGGGAATAATCTCTCCCAACATCTTTAACTCCTACAACATCTGCCTGAGTTTTCCCGCCAACTCTCGTAAACTCGAATTTGGTCTTTCCGTCGTCCTTATAGCTCTCTGTTAAATACCCCTTCTGTTTGAGATATTTCAGCACAACAGGATAGAATCTCTCTTCATTTCTACCCAACTTGCTTCACACTTTTAGAACCGTTCTAAAGTCTTTAAAAGCCTTATTGAAATGAAATAACACGATTGGCTTTCATAAATCAAAAGAAATGATAAAAAGGCCATAGGATTACTTTAAATGATTAGAGAAGTGAAATCAATGGCTAAACGCACAAATCTAAAAAAAGGTGATAAAATCCTAATTTGTGGTGAAGAATATCAGCTTATTAAGAATTTATATGCTTTAAAAGGATTCCAATTCAGAACGTGGCTTGTAAAAGGTGTTTCAAATAAAAAATACGTAGCGAAAATAACGGAAGACCCTAATAAAGCTTTGAATGAGTTGAGAACATACATCTACTTAAAAACAAAAAGTTATCCAGAAAGATATTATGCTGAAATGATAGCTTTTGATCATAAAGCCCTGCTGGTCAGAAGCAACGATATGCAGTTCTATATATTATTGCTGAGGTATCTTCCTGAAGAGAAATTTCTATCGTTGGATGAGTATCTAAAGAAAAATCCTGCCAAAAAGCAGAAAGAAAGATTGGCTAATAAACTTAAGCGACGTGTTGGTAAACTTCATGAGCTTGGAATAAGCCACGGCGATATAAGAGAAGCTAACATCATGGTGAAAGAAACGAAACGTGGAATTGGTATTAGGCTAATAGATTTTGGTTTAAGCAAATTCGGTGATCAAAAAGCAATACGCAAAGATGATAAAAGAGTTGAGAGCCTTATACGGAAATTAAAAAATGTAAATATAGGGTAACTACAAATAGGGTCCATTCTCTTAATCGAATGCAAATGCTGGTTCTTTTCTGGGTAATTCTTTTCCAGCCATGCATGATAGGGCTAAACTCCAGAGCATGTCGTCGTGGCTGTTTTCCGGATGGCTGAATTGTAGATGTCCGCTTTTACTGTATGCATATTGTTGCTCGTTTATTTGCGTGCACAGTTGCCTATGATATGGTATCGCTAAGCGGTTCTGCTCCATAGCAATCTTCAAATTTGACAGCAGCTCCTCTTTTGTTTGAACCGTAAACTTTAGTCCTTCAACATTGCCTAAGCCTTGGTTGCGGATTTCCTCAAGAACTGGTTCTCCTACGCCTGTCTGGTCAACAAGTACCTTTCTAAATTTGAATTTCTGATGCGCTCTAACCAAATGCCCTATAACTTGGCTGTAGGGCGTTTCAAGCGGAAACTGATACATATAAACAAGCTTGAGAATGTCGCCTTCACGCTTCAAAACCGTGATAACACTATAATCTTGCAACTTGCCAAAATCCACTCCAGCATAATAGTCACCACTTGGAAAAGCCGCTTCAAGGCTTCCATAAAGCTCAACACCCAGCTTTTGCGCTAATTCAACACATTTTCGGATAAGATCCTGTGGAAAATAGCTATTTAAGGCTTCGACGAATTCCGCTTCATACTCCATCAAGAAGGCTTCTCGGGTCATGTTGGCTTTCATTTCCTCGAGAAACTCACGCTTGATTAAGGGACATTGTTCAGACTTTACTTTATGCACGCTGTAAGCTGGATTAACAAAGGCTCTGTAAAAGAAGTGATCTTTACCCCAAGGTGTGCTTAGGAAAATGGCATAGCCATTTGTGGTGCTTAACATTGGAAAAATCACTTGCGTTATAACCTCTTCAGGCATAAACGAAGCCTCATCGCAAATCACCATTTGAGCAGTATAACCACGCAACAAGTTTTCAGAACATGGCAAAGCAATTATGCGACTACCATTCTCAAAATGAATCAGCGTTCTCGTGGCTCTAACAATTTTATTTCTCAAGCGTGGCGTGGAATAGACGAATGTGGCTATGCGATCGAACATTATCATGCTCTGGCGAAGGCTTGGGCTTGTAATCAGCACAGTCACATTTGGATTAGTATCCGCAAAATAGATGGCTTTCATGGCTATAGTCGTGGTTTTACCCGTCTGCCTTCCCATACAAGCAACAATACGCTTATTCTCATCTGAAAGAAGCTCAGCTTGATAGGAAAAGGGCTTCACGCCCAAAACTTTCTCAGCGTAATCCACAGGTCCACTTATTTCAACTGCTTCTTCCCTAAGCAAGTTTCTAATCGCTTGCTGCGTTTCCTCAAGCTTTCTTAGCGCCCTTCGCTGCCTGTAATTCCGCAACAGCAGCAGCAAGCTCTTCAATCTGCTTTTCAATCTTCTCCCACCTTTGAAAACTGCTCAAAAGAGGACCGTAGTCTTTGGCTGCTTGGAAAATTATGCGAAAACGCTCAAGCGTCAGCTTGTCAACTTGCTGCAACTCGCAGATCTGTTTGAAGGCTGTGCTGAAAAGCTTGACAACCTCTTCCATGCTTAAAGCGTCGGGGGCTGGCTCAATAGTTTGAACTATTGCCGTGTGCTTAGTTTGAACTATAGAGCAAAGTTTAAGCTGTTTCCTTATGGCGTCAACGGTTCTTTCTGGAAGCCTTCCACTTTCATAAATTTGCTGAGGAGACAAGCCTTGACTGGCAAGCTCGTCCAAAATCGCAATCTCCTCTTCAGTCCAAGGTTTGCCTCTCGCCATGCCTCTATGCCTTCTGTGTTAAGAATATGCCCGTAATATTGCCAATCAGCCCAGAAATAACCGTGAAGATTTCTGGATTCCACCTTCCCAAAACAACCAAGTGCACAGCCTCTAAAGCGGTTAAACATGCAACCATGCCGAGGCTGAAGTAGACCGCATAAAGCAGCTTCTGGCTTGGCGGAACCTCCACACGTCTACCATGCCTAATTTGAATGGTTCTCGTTAAAGCCTCTCGAATTGGATTCCTCATTGCTCATTCCCCAGAAGTGTTATTCTTCGCATGAGGCGTCTGGCTCTACCGTGAATAAAGGCTTGCTGACAAACCTGCACATTCTCTCCATTCATTAATTTAGGCAACAAAACCTTAATGTTCTCAACTGTGCCGACAGGAATTATTGTGCAGTCAATTTGCCCATAGCCTTGAGCGAAAAGCCATTGACTTGCCACAAGCACGATATGTTTAGCGATTTTTCCGAAGGCTCCTATGTAAACTCCATAGCTTGTGACGGGAAGGTCTATCTCTGCTCCAGAAGCTCCAGCCTCTCGCAGCTCTTCAACAGTTTCAAGCCTGCCACGAGAAGCATCAAGCCAAGTAACCTCAATCAAGTCGCCTAACTGCAAATCGCCAAGTTGCTTAAGCACCTTCTTACTCATAGGCTCATGACCACACATAAAATAAGACGGAAAAAGAGAGTTTTAAGCAAATCTGAATATTTCCTTTCATTAAACAAGATTTTAATTAAAATTCTGTTTCAGATTTCCTTTTTAGCCTCTTCAAACGCTTCTTTCTATTGGATAATTCATGGCTTCGGTTACTGCAGACCAAATTCGCAAACGCTTAAGCTTAACACCAGCAGACATAAGCGATGAAGACGCTTTAGCCTTCAGAGACGAAGCTACAGCCTTCCTAAGTGAAGAAGTCGGAAAAACGCTTGACGCTGAAGACTGCACGGAAGCTGAAGCCAACGCGATACGCAATCTGGCTGCAATCTACTGCTATTGTAAGGTTAGTGGCGGCTCAGCGGTTGGCTTAGACTTCACCATAGGCGATTTACGTGTTTCTCCAAACGATGGAAAACAGCTCGAATTTCTGCGAGAACAGGTTGAGCGGTTCATAGCCAGACAAAAAAGTTTTGGCATAACTCTTCTGGAGGGACC